ACGTCCATCCGAAATAACTCCGTCCTGGACAACTAATGGCTTAGGCATATTCGCATCATCACCGGGATAATCGGTAATGGAATATGGAGGCTCGTCACCCTCTGCGAAAGTAATCGTCATGATTTCGTCATAAACGGTGCCATCATCAAACAGATTCGTCAATGGATCATTAGACACATCTGTTGGTACAGTTGGATCTGTCCCCACGGTGGCTCGAGATTCGCCGTAGCTCTTCACGAGTCCAACGCTGGATACTTGGCCAACACCAGTGTGGTTGCCAAGCATTTGTAGTTCGAATTCGTCAGCACTCGTAGTTCCGTCAGGCGTGACGAAAGTTGAGTAATTCCATTCGCCCAACGACAACGGATTGGCCCCGTTATCCAAAGGGACCAATTTGGTTGCCGTGCGGAAATCTGTAGTCATATTGACTTTGAAATCCGCCCACTTTCCACGTATATCCCCAGAAACACCAGCGTTCGCCCGCCGGTGCATCTCGTTGAATAGAGAAAAGCCTCTCTTCCATGCCCCGATCGTAATCCACGATTCAGGAATGGTAGAAACGCTAACACGTCCCCCCGAAAAAGAAGTTCCAGGTTCGAACACTGTAACATTCGTGGTATTCTTGCTTACAATAGTAACCCGCTTGACGTGATAGATACGTCCTTGCCTCATCAATCTGCGGTTAATCGCAGATAGATCACGGGCCAAGTCCACAAAGTGCGAAGTCTCTGTACCAGCATTCGAACTATTTGTCAGCTCATACCGAAGGTATCGAACTGCCGGTATTGTATTTTTCTTTGCCGAAGATCGGCTGCGCTTTTTCTTCGAGGAAATCAATTTGCCGTTGACAACGTTCCGTTTGGTATAGTCTACCATGGGTCAACGTGTTTGGTGACATCCTATTAATGTTCCCCAAACGTACCCATCACTCACTACGTGTGTTCTCGCCATGCCCGAACGTTCAGACAGTCGGAGGGGTTGTTCAGCCCTCACTTCCCGTCTTCCTGCCGTTTTACCGGAGGTGACAGTCCAAAATGCTTTTGACTGGTTGTTCGCAAAATCAGTGATTTTTTGTATTCCGCGGTGTTGCCGACAAAAAGCACTTGTAAGGAGTGCCTGGTATTTGTTGGCAGCAACCCTTCACACAATATACGACGGTGCCGTAAATCTTCAACTGTTGCCCCGGTAGGGACGATTGAAGTGCCGTGGGCTTTCTACAACAACGCCGCTGGCATTTGATTGTAGTACGGATCGTATTTTTGCAGGCAGGGCCTGCTTGTTCTGGAACTATGTTATCCATCCGATCACCAACATCTTTTGGCTGTAGGACGGCACGCTGCAGATTGCACAACGTGGCCTTGTTCGAACAAACGCAATATGCTTGTGAAAGCAACGAGGGCACTCGTATACTTTCGTTATCATGCAACTTCCTCTGTACCACAGCGTGGGCAAACCCACTGTTCTGTCCAGACTCCTGGTTGGATTTCTATCGGCCAGGCGTCATTATGAAATTCCATATTATAGCTGCACTTCTTACATTCAGTCATGCAGCTCACCTGGCCCTTTTCCTTTCATGTAACAATGGAAACAGCAACCTTTCTCGACAAGCGATGTTGCAGTCAAACTTTCCTCGTTACAGTGTTGGCATCTGATCCAGCCGCCAACCATCATTCTTCCTCCATGCATCCGCCTTCAGGTTCCACAATGTGGCCCCCATAACCGTCGGTCGTCCACCCTGTTACGGTGGCCGACTTCCATGTCCATTTTCCATTCTTCTTAAATCGCCAATATAACTTCGCCATGCTTAACGCAGAGGGCGTGTATACATAAAGTTAACTCAAAGAAGGTCATGACCTACGACTCTTACGCCACTTGTTCCCAATCATGGCCCGGTAAACAACCCATGCAGTGGCTCTTTCTTTGACTGATCTCTTTGTATCAAGAGCAATCTTACGTGCTGCTCTTGCGAGCTTCATATCTGAAGACCTCAAGGCTTTCTTGGAACGACCTTTGGTCTGGGGGCCTCGAGTCTCTATCTCGACATCATGTATCATACATGCAGCGTCGAGTTCGTTCATAGGCTGTACGCCTTCACTCAACCTACGTGTTACGTTAGTACCAGGTCCACAATAATTGTGTTCTGGAAGGTGTTTCTCTTTCGAATCGTACGGTGGTACGTATTTCGAACCGAGCAGCTTCTTTCTTAACAAAGGCCGGAGCTGCTTCCCCAAACAATCACCTGGTCAAGTATTCCCAACTGATGAGAAATCAACAACCCTACCAGATAGGCAAGATTGTTTTGTTTGATATGTTCAACAACTGATATCAGTTTTGAAGTATCTGTAGCGGTCTCAATTACTGCTGAAGCAGCGGTATCTGGCGATGCCATCAAATCACATCCGCTTTGATACCTCGGTACTTACCAGGAGCAAGTTCCACGAGGACTGAATAAACATCTGAAGCAATTGGTGAAGTGCTTTCGAACTCGAGCATTCCACACATTGCAGTGAATCCGCCAAAAGTAAGACGTCCATCCGAAATAACTCCGTCCTGGACAACTAATGGCTTAGGCATATTCGCATCATCACCGGGATAATCGGTAATGGAATATGGAGGCTCGTCACCCTCTGCGAAAGTAATCGTCATGATTTCG